AATGGCGGGTGGCGATTGAAGATGCAGAGAGGAGACAGGATGACATACAAACAGCAGATATGTAACCGGATCATAGAAAAGATGGAATGGTGGAGGGAAGCCCAGTGGGCTGACCACATAGATTTGCGCACCAAAGATGCGGTCATAACGGTCATGGAGAACGTGGTCGATGGCATTGCCAACAGCAGGCAGGCAAAGTATGAGGGGGGGGTGTGAATGGCAGACTTAATCAGCAGACAGGCGGCGATAACTGCTATTCAGAACGCCTACTGTGACACCGAGGGCGGCGAGGACAAGTGCGCTGTCTGGAAGAACGTTGGGCTGACAAATGCGCTCCACATCATGCAGGATTTGCCATCCGCACAGCCAGATTATACGGAACTCAAACAAGAATTTATCCGAATGGCATCATACATTGATGTGTTGCTTGAATGCTCAGATGAACAAAAAGAAACACTTATTGGTTTTATATCAAGGCTGTCTGAGTATATGCCCTGGACAGAGAGGGATTGAGAGGAGGGCAAAAATGAAACGCTTTCCGATAGACTGCCCATATGACTGCCCACATCATAAGCAATGGGATTTGTCGGTAGATGATTACACTCACGTGTGTGATTTGCTTGATATGCAGATAGACGAATATGATTGTGGATTTCCTGAGTTGTTGCCAGTGTGCCCACTAGAGAGGAGACAGGATGATTAAAGTTAAAAAGGGTCAAGATCCATATAGTGTAATTGGGCAGTATATAAGAGATCATGTTTCGGCAATAGAAGACATGATAGCTGTTATTGAAATCGACGGGGAGACATCAAACGAATTGTTTATGGTTGATATGACAGTCGATGGATATTTTATATGGGAAAGCGATTGGTACGAGGGCGAAGAAAACGTAGTATTGATTGACTTTTTTCCAGTTAGTGATGCTTGCAACCCAAAACATGAAAAAGAGCCAAAGATGAAACCGGTTTTTTCTAGCGATGGATATGCGGATGGAAATCCTGTATATGATTTTGCAACCTGCCCGAGATGCGAGTATCAATATGAGGATACAGATAAAGCCTGGGGAGAACCGTTCTGCCCGCGCTGCGGGGCAGCCATTGATTGGAGCGAGGTATTGCGATGAGTGAATTGAAACCATGTCCGTTCTGCGGCGGAGAAGCAGTCATAAAGAAAGTTATCAAGGCAGAGGCGATAAAGAAGTATCCGCAGTATATCGAAAAGCTGAAAAGCTATCCGGAATCATGGATAACGATGGGCTGCGATACACCAGGCTGCATACTCTTCTATGACACACACAATGGGACAATTAAGCTCGGATTCTATCCAGATTCAGAGGAGGAGGCTGCCGAAGCGTGGAACAAGAGGGCTCCGGCATGACAGAAGAAAAAGCCATACGTTTCTTCATCGAGCTCAAGGAGCATCTTGATACGACTACGGAAGCAGGAGTAGAAGCAGCGCTGGCCATAGACATGGCAATAGCGGCACTGATTGATTGGAGCATGGACGATGACCTCGGAGATATTTGAAAAGCTGGAAGAGAAATTCAAAAACAGGAATCTGTTAACAGAGCTGGCATACTGCAGAGACCATATAAAGAATGGCTATATCACAGGACCGGAGGCTGAATTCTATAAATGGCTCTTCTATAAATCCCACAAAATTATAACAGAAGACCTGATAGTGATGCGGCTCAAAGAGCTGGAGAAAGAACCAAAAGAAGGCAGTTCTGGTTCTAAATCAAGCGCAAACGGTAAAAACAGGCGCGATAAAACCACAAATGATTGCATCAGCCGGAAGGCGGCGATTGACGCAATAGCAGAAATGTTTGGAGTAAGCAAGGCCTATGCATGGCAGTGCCTATGTGGAATACCATCAGAAAGGAACTGAAACAATGGAAGACCAGGCAATCACAATCTTACGGAAGGATATAAAAGGGAGAACAATAAAGCTGTACAGCTATGCAGCGCTGCTCACGGTTCCGGGACCGGGGCATGAGGTACGCGCTGTCCGGATGGACGGATATGAGAATAAGCTTAATGCAATGAAGGAGATCTGGAAACAATTCCCAGGAGCCAAGATCAAGACCATAAGCAAGCTATATAAAAGCGATTTTGAGGAGGATCAGAATGGTTGACGTATACATTCCTCCGCTGCGGACAAATAGTGGGATGCGATTTGGCTACTACATCCAAAAGTCAGAACAAGAGATAGAGGCAGAGAAGGCCAGGGAAAAAGAAAAGCGTAGGCTGGAACGGCTCTATGTAATACCACGGAAACTTACTCCGGAAGAGAGAAAGCAGCGCCGGCGCGAATATGAATCCTCACCGGAATATAAAGCGATCAGACGCATGAAATATCGTAAGCGCCGCGAGGATCCGGAATACTTAAAACGAGATCGAGAAAGAGCAAGGGCATATAGGGAGAGGAAGAAGGCAGAGAAAGCACTGCAGGCAGCAGGCGATACATAATAAATGGAAACGGCGTCCACAAATGTGGACGCTTTTTTATTGCAACAAACATAGTTTAAATAATTTCTATTTTGCTGTTGACATTATTGCAAATAAGAGATACAATAAACTCATCAAAAGACAACCACACATAATCAGGAGGATAAAACGATGGCAAACACAAGGATCATGAAACTGGTAGAAAGAATCAACAGCTCGGACGAATGGGATCTTTCAACATTAGCAGAGCTTTGCGAGCTGGCAGGACTTGAGGAAGAATGGAACGCAGCAGACGGTGAACACTTTGAGGAAGTAGCATACAAAGCAGCTGAGATCCTCGGTGTAAGCATTTAAGTAAGGTGGAAGGATATGACGGAACAGAAAGGAAAATACATCGGATGTGTCCACGATGGATGGCAACATACCGTATTATTTTACGAATACCGGGGCCACGAATATCAGATCACCAAAGATAATAATGGATACATGGGAGAGCCGCTATATATACAGCACCAGAACGAACAGAGAAGAATTGATGAACTGATCGAACATGAAAACGATCCAATCCCTGAATGGAAGTATGAAGGATCAGCGCAGGAAGGATTTGATTCCTTCTGGAACTACATCACACAGTAATAACATCCGGGGGGAGAAATCCCACGGATAATGAAAGGGGCGAAACAATGAAGAAAGTAATCAATGGTAAACTCTACAGCACTGATACGGCAAGGGAGCTTGCATCATACAGCAACATTCAGGACGTGAGGGATTTCCACTGGTATGAGGAAAAGCTCTTCCAGAAGAAAACCGGAGAATACTTCCTGTACGGAGAAGGCGGACCAATGACCAGGTACGCCAGAACAATAGGAACTAATGAGTGGTCCGGAGGAGAACGGATCATGCCAATGAGCTATAGCGAGGCTCAAAAATGGGCGGAGGAACATCTAACCGGGGAAGAATATGAGCAGATCTTCGGAAGCATCGAGGACGATGGATCCAAGCAAATGGTTACGATATATATCAACTCTGCAAAGTGGGAGCAGGCAAAACGCGCAGCAGCGTATAACAATTTGAGCATAGGAGAATACATAGAAAAACTGATCGGATGAAGCGGATCCACATGACTTTGGTGACCTATAAAAAGGCCACCATTTTTTTTATGCTTTTTTTAGGGCGATATAGCAAACAATGCTGACAAAAAATCAAGAAAAATTTATAGAGGAGCTTATCAAAGGATCCAGTCAGAGAGCGGCTTACAGGGCTGCGTACCCATCTTGTAAAGCCTCTGACAAGACCGTTGATGAGAAGGCATCGAAGCTGTTCTCGAGGGACAAGGTAAGGACAAGGTATCAGGACCTGTTCAAGGCGGCCATAGATAAGACTGCGGATGATGCTACAACTATGCGCGCTTTTATCATTGGCGAGTATAAAAAGATGGCCAAGGCGGACATGAAAAACTACTTCAACTTTACCGAATCCGGAATACAAGGAATGAAAGATCTGCGGAACGCGGATACAAGTATTATCCAGGAGATATCGTTCACTATAGCCGGTCCAAAGCTGAAGCTCTATGACAAACAGAAGGCGCTGGAAAAGCTTGCAGAGCTGTACGGAATAACCGGAGATAATCAGGCAGAGAAACCTTCCATTGCGATGGAAGATATGGCGGAGGACTATCTGGTATGAGCTCATTAACAATCAGCAGGCCAAACGCCAAACAAGATATATTCCTCCGGGATCCGCATAAGCATGTAGGTTATGGCGGCGCCAGAGGCGGAGGCAAATCATGGGCAATCCGGACGAAGGCAACAATCCTGGGATCAGCATATAAGGGAATCAAAATGCTGATTGTTAGACGGACATACCCGGAGCTGATGAAGAACCATATCCAGCAAATCCGGGACGCGCTGCAGCCGGCAGGCCTGGGGAAATATAACACGCAAGATAAGCAATTCCGCTTCATCAATGGATCGATCATAGACTTCATGTACTGCAAGAACGATCAGGACCTGGGAAGACTGCAGGGCGCGGAATATGACGTCATATTCATCGATGAAGCGACGCAGCTCACCGAGTACCAAATGAAGGTAATTGCTGCATGCTGCCGTGGTGTGAATGACTTCCCTAAGAGGATCTATTATACATGCAATCCAGGCGGCCAAGGGCATGCATATATAAAGAGGATCTTTATAGACCGGCGATTCCTGCCAGGTGAGGATCCGGAGGAGTATTCCTTCACGCAGGCACTCGTCCAGGACAATAAAGCTTTGCTCAAGATGGACCCAGACTATGTAAAGACACTGCAGGCGCTGCCGCCGAAGCTCCGCGCGGCATGGCTGGAAGGATCATGGGACGTATTTGAAGGACAGTTTTTCGAGGAATTCAGGGACCTGCCGGAGCATTACCAGGACCGCGAATGGACACATGTTATAGAACCGTTTGCTCCTCCTCCGGGGTGGAGGATCTACAGATCCTACGACTTTGGATATGCAAAACCATTTTCCTGCGGCTGGTGGGCTGTAGATTATGACGGTAGGCTGTATAGGATCCTGGAGCTGTATGGATGTACAGGAGAGCCGAATGAGGGCTTGAAGTGGACTCCATATGAACAATTTAAGAAGATCCGCGAGATTGAAAATCAGCATCCTTGGCTGAAGGGCAGGAAAATAAGGGGCGTCGCGGATCCTGCCATATGGAATTCGGAATCCGGAGAATCCGTCGCGGATGTGGCTGCCAAATTCCAGATTTACTTTGAACCGGGTGATCATGAAAGAATCGCCGGATGGATGCAGGTTCACTACAGACTGCAGTTTGACGAGAACGGAATACCGATGATGTATATCTTCTCGAACTGTAAAAACTTCATCCGGACAATACCGCTGATGATGTACGACGAGCATATGGTAGAGGATATTGACTCAGATCTGGAGGACCATATTGCTGACGAGACGAGATATATGTGCATGGCGCGTCCGATTGCTCCGCAGATAGAGGAGCAGAAGCTGGAGATAGGAGAAGATCCGTTAGATCAGCGTGTACCAAAGCGCAAATCTATATTTATACAACACTAAGGAGTAAGAAATGCCAAGAAGAGGAAACAACCAGAACACAAGATCGCGTGACCTACGTCAGGATCCGCAGCAGGAGATCCGGCAGGCCGTGGACCAGGAAAACCGGCAGCAGGCAGCAGGTGATGCCTTTAATGACGGAAGATATGGCGGGGAAAATAATCCTGACTCGCCTTTTAATTATCAGCCTACGCCGCGCGCTATGTGGGGCTATGCTGCGGGAAACACTGCAGGAGCGCAGCAGGCAGCAGGTGATCAGCCAGGCACACCATCCGGAAGGGCTCCTGTGGGCGTCGATCAGGTAAGGATGGCCTATGAAATCCTGCGCAAGTATAAGCAGGGCAAACAGAATCTGGAGGATAAGATTGTCAAAAACGAAAAATGGTGGCGTATGCGTCACTGGGACCTGATGGCCACCATGGAAAATAGGGACGATCCGAAACCGGCCTCCGGATGGCTTTTCAACGTGATCATTTCCAAGCATGCAGACTACATGGATAACTTCCCGGATTCCAATATCCTTCCGCGTGAACCGGGAGATGTAGAAGAAGCGCAGCGTTTATCATCGATCATACCTGTTGTCATGGACCAGTGCGGATACCGCAAAGAGTACTCTGACGAGTGCTGGAAGAAATTGATAAATGGTACCGGAGCCTATGGTATTTACTGGGACGCCACAAAGCTGAATGGATTAGGCGATATCTCTATCAAATCCATGGACCTGCTTTCTATGTACTGGGAGCCAGGCGTAAAAAATATACAGGACAGCAAACACTTTTTTACGGTAGAGCTCGTAGATAATGATGTTCTGACCAGCAGATATCCTAACCTGGTAAATAATCTTGCCACTACAAACGATCCGATCATCAAGAAATATCAGTATGACGATAATGTGGATACTACCGGCAAATCTGCTGTAATCGACTGGTACTACCACAAGATGGTCGGAAACAAAAAGACGCTGCAGTACGTCAAATTTACCGGAGAGACAATCCTTTACGCCACGGAGAATATACCGGAAATGGCGGAGCGCGGCCTGTATGATCATGGCCTGTATCCGTTCGTGTTCGATCCACTGTTCCCGATCCTGGACATGCCGTATGGTTTTGGCTTTGTGGACGTCTGCAAAAATTCTCAGGCCTCTATCGATATTCTGAATAACTGCTTCGAAAAGAACGCGCAGTATGCATGCGCTCCTCGATATCTTGCCCGCAACGATGGTGGCATAAATGAGGAGGAATTCGCGGATCCTTATCAGCTCATCGTCCATGTAGACGGAAATCTGGGAGACGATTCATACAAGACAATTGATCCTCCGGGAATGATTAACGGCAATTATATTTCCCTCCTGGATCAGAAGATTAATGAGATGAAGGAGACTGCCGGAAACCGTGACGCAGTAAACGGAGGGACCACTGCAGGCGTTACTGCTGCATCTGCTATCGCTGCGATGCAGGAGTCTGCCGGCAAGACTTCCAGGGACCAGATCGCCACAACCTTTGACGCGCATAAAGAAGTAGTCAACTTTGTAATAGAGCTCATCCGGCAATTTTATGACATGCCGCGCCAATTCAGAATTGTTGGTCAGGATGGGCAGCAGGAGTTTACAGAGTATTCAAATGCCGGACTGCAGCCGCAGTACCAGGGCATAGAATATGGGATAGACATGGGATATCGCCTTCCTGCCTTTGATATCAAGGTAGAGGCGGAAAAGAGCTCTGCATATTCAAGGCTCAGCCAGAACGAACTTGCATTGCAGTTCTACGGATCCGGATTCTTTGCCCCACAGAATTCTGATCAGGCGCTCGCCTGCATCAACATGATGAACTTCCAGGGCAAACAGGAAGTAATACAGCGGATCCAGGCAAATGGCACCATGTATCAGCAAATGCTCCAGCTCCAGCAGCAAATGCTGCAGATGGCACAGATGATCGACCAGCTCTCCGGAGGCCAGACACAGATGGCTGCATCTGTTGCAGATCAAATCAACATGTCACTGGATGGCAGCCAGCCGACAGGAGGCATGGCACAAATGCCACAACAGCTTGATAACTCAACCGGAGTTGCCGGCGAATCAAGCCACATGACAAACGCCAGGGAAAGAGCTGCGGATAGCACATCACCTACATGATCAGGAGGGGAACATGATCATTATTAAGTATGAAAAGCGTGAAAACGGTTTTGGCCTCTGGATAACCGGCCATGCAAAGTATGCGGAAGAAGGAAAGGATATTGTCTGCGCTGCAGTTTCCGCTCTGTACTACGCCATAACCAATTACTGTATCCAGAACGCGCAGCGCTGCGATTATGAAGCGGATCCGGGAGACAGCTACGTCATTGCCTATGGCCTTGACATGGAAGTTTTCAAGGCCATTCTGACCGGATTAGAGGTTATTTCGGAACAGTATAAGGATTATGTGCTCCTTAAAGAAATCACCACCAGGGAGCCGGTAGAGGACATAGAATGGTGACCTTTTTTATTAAAGGAAAATCTGAAAAACTATACACAATAAGGGTCGTGACCTACCACAGATATCAGAAAGGAGCTATATGCCCTACAAATTAAATCTGCAGTTATTTGCAGATGATGCAGCTGGAGCTGAAGTCAGCTCAGAAGGCGCCGCTGCCGCCATAGCCGGAAATTCTGATGTAACCGGAGTAGCTACCGGAAGCACAGGAGAGCAGGCCGCACCTGCAGCCGGGGATCAGACCGGAGAAGACTCCTGGGAGTCGCTGATCAATGGTAAGTATAAGAAGGAGTATGGAAAAGCAGTAAAGGACGCCGTACAGAAGCGCATGCGCAACCAGAGAGACCTGCAGTCACAGGTTGACCGGATGAATCCGCTGGTAGCCGCACTCGCAAACAAATACGGTATCTCAGCAGCACAGGATGGATCTTACGATCTGGACGCTTTAAACAATGCCGTACAGAATGATAACTCGCTCTTTGAGCAGGAAGCTTTCGAACGCGGTATGTCCGTCGAGGAATTAAAACATGTAAAAGCTCTGGAACGTGAGAACGCGCAGCTCCGGAATCAGTCACAGCAGGCACAGCGCCAGAGAGACTGGGAGGAGATCACGCAGGAAGGCGAAGCGCTTAAACAAATCTATCCTGAATTTGACCTGGAAGAAGAGATGATGAATCCGATGTTTGGCCGCGTCCTTGCGACAATGAGAAACTCAGGATTCCCAAACTCGGTCCAGACCGCATTTGAAGCCGTACACCGTGAAGAGATTATGGGCGGAGCAATGCAGTATGCAGTGCAGAGAACCGCGTCACAAATCTCAAAATCCATCCAGGCAGGCCAGAAGCGACCTGTGGAGAATGGAAATAACGGCCAGGCTACTGCCTCTGTTGGCGGAATCGATCCTTCCAAGCTTACCAGGGAACAAATCCATGATATGGCTATGAGAGCGGAAAGAGGCGAGAGTATCTCTTTCTAGCTCAGGAAGGGATATAAACATGAAGAACAAAGACATTAATAAACTGATGCTGGATCTGCAGCTGTTTGCTGCAAACTCTGGTGTTGAGGCCAGCAATGCTAACGTCCAGACTACAACCCTGAACGACACCACCACGCCGAACAATCTGTCTCCCACAATGAAGACGTTCTATAAGACTGCTCTTCTGGAAAATGCGAGAACAGAACATTATTTCAATCAGTTTGGCAGGAAGCAGCCGCTGCCGAAGAATGGCGGAAAGAAAGTTGAATGGCGCAAGTTCGATACATTCAGCAAGGCAATGACTCCGCTGACAGAAGGCGTCACTCCGGATGGCAACCATCTGAACATGACTGCCATTGAGAAAGAGATTTCTCAGTACGGCGATTACACCACCATTTCCGACAGACTGCAGCTGGAAGCTGTGGATCCTGTTATCACAGCAGCAACCGAAGAGCATGGTGCGCAGGCCGGCGATACGCTTGACACGATCACCAGGAATGAAGTCAACTCCGGAACCAACGTCATTTATGGCGGCGGTAAGACATCCAGAGCAGCTCTTACTACTGCAGACGTGCTGACGCCTACCATGGTTAACCAGGCAGTCACGATGCTGAAGAAGATGAAAGCACCGAAGATCAATGGCGACTATGTGGCAATTATCCATCCTTCAGTCGCATATGACCTGCGGGAGTCTGCAGGCTGGATCGACGTCCATAAGTATGCTCAGCCTGGTGAGATTTACAATGGCGAGATTGGTAAGCTGCATGGCTGCCGCTTTGTGGAAGATACAAATCAGCAGGTAGTTGTTGTAAGTGGTGAAGCAGTTTATATGACAACGTTCATTGGCAAGGATGCATACGGAATCATTGATCCTACTGCAGAGTCCATGGAAGTTCTGGTAAAGCAGTTGGGTAGTGCCGGGGCGGCAGACCCACTCTCACAGCGTTCGACCGTGGGGTGGAAAGCATCGCATGCTGCCAAGATCCTTTATCAGGAGAGAATCGTCAGGGCGGAGACGAAATCCTTCTTCTCCACCGTAGATGATGCAAACTAAGGAGACTTTCTTATGGCAAGAAAACCAGTAATGGAAGACACAGAAGATATCCTAAATCAGGGCATCCAGGATAACATCCAGATTGAGGCGGATGAACTTCAGCAGGAGGCTAAACCGGCAAAGCCGGAGAAAGCCTCCAAGGATCCCTGGAAACAGATGGTCACCATCAGGCTTCCGAAGGCAACAAATGGTGAGGCAAACTATCTTTTTGCTGCAGTTAATGGCAAGAATTTCAAAATTCAGCGCGGCGTGAAGGTTGATGTGCCTCTCCCTATCGCGGAAGTCATTGAGCACAGCTTTGAACAGCAGAATATGGCGGACGAATTCAGCGAAAGCGTGACCGGAAGAGCAGAGTTCTGATTTTTATTTACCGGGCGGGTTAGCCCCGCCCGCATTTTTTGAGTATGACTGCAGCAGGAATAATCCAAAAATACAATATTATGAATCCGAATCAGGTGGATGATGTAATTAAGCTGTCATGGCTTAATGATATTGAACATCAGATCTGGATTGAAGTGCTTGCTACTCATGATGGCAGTCAGGACCTGGCATATACTCTTGCCGGCGAATATGCGCTGGGAGATGAGTATGTGGTAGGAGATACTCTGTATTCTGATGGAGTTGAAGAAGGCAGTGCTCCGGAAGAGCTGCAGATGGATTCGGAGATGATCCTGAAGCCGCCGTATGAAGATATCTATGTGTACTTCATTGATACGAAGGTTGCCTATATGAACGGCGACAACCGGCGATATAACATGGCCAGCGAGCTCTTCAATAATGCTTATATTTCCTATCAGCAGTATTACAACCGGACACATAGACCGAACAGGAACAGAGGCCGGTATTTAAGACATGAGGTGCTGTAATGTTCCTGCCGCGATTAGAAGATGATCAAAATACCAGGGAACTGATATCAGCTTTCTACGGATATAATCATAATTACCGCATCCGCAGCGGAGAGTTCTACGACATGGAAAATCTGTCCTCTGACAATTTTCCTCTGTTTTCTCCGCGCGGGATCCGGACGAAGGTTAAGGAGTCTGCAGGAACAATCCGCGGGCTCCTTTTGACAAGTGGAGAAACCGGAGCGGACCTGGCATGGCTTGAAAACGGAAGGGAAACAGATCCGGAACGCGATACAGTTATTATGCATATCGGCAGCAGGGATTATGACCTAACTGATCTGATGGATCCGGAAGACAATTCAGAACAGCAGCTTTTGCGGTTTGGAGCTTACATCCTTATCTTCCCGGCAGGAGTCTATGTCAATGTGTTTACCACAGAGACCGGCACCATGGGAGACAAAGTAACTATCGCAGATGGCGGACAAATTGACTATACACTCTGTGACAGTGAAGGGAGCCCATATCAGAATGTATCCGTTCGAGCAAATCCACCGGCAAATCCATCAGACGGTGATTACTGGCTTTGTACGGACGCCTCGCAGAAAGGCCTGTACATGTGGCAGGCAACACTGTCTATGTGGCAGCCGGTACCAACTACATACATCAAAGTACAGATTCCTGCCGGAACTGACCTTACGCAAAGATTTTCCGTAGGCGATTCCATCAACCTGAATGGCCATCTCAGCGATATCAATGACGGATCTATTATCCAGGCAATAGGCGAAGACTATGTGGTAGTCATTGGCCTTATGACTAAAGTTACAGATTCTGACATATCGGACGCGACAGCTCCTCTGACAATCTCCCGCAAGATTCCTCAGATGGATTATGTCTGTGTCTCAAAAAACAGAGTCTGGGGCTGCTACTACGGCAGGAACGCGGACCGGGAGATGGTCAACGAGATTTATGCATCAAAGCTCGGAGACTTCAAGAACTGGTACAGTTTCGAAGGATTATCGACAGACAGTTATGCGCTTTCTCTTGGAGAGGATGGATTCTTTACAGGCTGCATTTCCTATCAAGGCTATCCTACTTTCTTCAAGGAAAATCATATCCTCCGGATCTTTGGATCCTCGCCTGCAGAGTATCAGCTCTCATCGCTAAATGCGCGTGGGGTGCAGCGGGGATCCTATAGATCTTTGGCAGTGCTGAACGAGATGCTGATTTACAAATCAGCGACAGATATCTGTGTATTCGACGGATCCACACCGACGTCAATCTCGAAAGCGCTTGGCAGGGATACAGTCTATTACGATGGAGTTGCCGGCGCGACACTGGATAAATATTACATCTCGGTCGTTAATGCCCTGGATCATCCTTACAATTTTGTCTATGACATGGCCCATGGAATCTGGGAGCGGGAAGATTCAAATATCCGCGTCGAACACTTCTCAGCATCAGAGAATGGCCAGGTGTATGCGGCGACAGATACGGATATTTATGGTATAGGATCCAAGGATAACTGGATCTTTTCTCCTACAGAGGAGAGGCCAGAATCTGAAAAGTATGTGTCATGGTCCGCGGAGACCGGCGATCTTGGCCTGGATTCTCCGGTTTACAAGAAACTTAAGAGACTGACCATCAGAGCATTTGTGCCGCACAGATCCGAGATACAGATTTATGTATCTTACGAGGACCGGCCATATGACGAGCTGGTGGTGCTGCGAGGAAACGCGACGATCACTACACAATCTATTCCGATCAAGGCCTTCCGAGCGGACCATTTCAAGCTGCGTTTTGTGGGACATGGAGATGTGAGAATCTATTCCATAGCAATGACTTACGAAGAAAACGGAGAAGAGAATGGAGAATACCGTATTTGAACGGCCATCACTTGATCTGGAAACTCCAGAAAGCAACATAGCCAGAACGGACACATGGATTGCTGATACAGCTGACAAGCTCAATTTCCTGACAAACTCGATCTTGAAAACATTCACAAAGGTTACAGCGCAAAGCGATACGGACCGGGCAAGCGTAGCAGAAAATGTGGCCACAATCGAACAGGAGATACAGGACCTGAACGACTTGCTGCAGCAGGCAAGCCAGGATCTGCAGGACCAGCTGGATACGGACCGGGAAGACATCGAAGAACTGCAGGAGTCTTTTCCGGCTGGCTGTCGGACTATCGCGCAAGCCTTAACAGCTAAGGGAGTCCAGACAGCCGATAATGCATCTCCGGAGACAATCGCAGAAAACATCGCAGAGCTATATGATCTCGCATTTGAGGCCGGCAAAGCTGCGGCAACGATACCAGACGCAGAATTTACAATCACCGGCGATACAGGAGAGCAGGAGCAGTCAGTCACAAGTACACATGGGGTCTACTACAAGTGGATGCAAAGGGCGAATGCTTCAATCAAACTGACTGCAAAAGTTGTAAACGGAATTATCACACTGCAGCATAAGACGTCGTCTTCATCCAGCGTAACAGGATACTACAGACGATTTGATCCATTTGAAGGATATGATACGGAGCTGCGGCCTATGCCGCTGAGTACATCCGAATTAACAATATCAAGAGTGTGAGGTAAATTATGGCAGATTGGATTAAAGAATATGTCATATCTCATTATGTAAACAAGCGTAAGAAGGTTAAATATACCTTTGCGGATGCGCAGGCCAGGGAAGATCTGCAGAAGCTCTCCGGACAGGTAACACAGGAGGCTGAAAAGCTTGCTGCCGAAGTCAGACGCTCGACATTGAAAGACGCGGAGCTGACAGATTACCAGGAAGAGAACGCTCGTACTATTCAGAATTATGCTGAACGAACATTCTTTGCCGCTGACGAAACCGAGCGATCGGTTAATGTTGTAAATGCTGCAGCAAGTGCAGCGGTACAGGCTAATAGAGAAGCAGCATCACATGAAGGAGCTGCAGTGCTTGCCAGAGATAAAGCCCAAGAATACAAGAACACTGCGCAGCAGATCCTGGCAGAGATCCGGAATATCTGGAACTCGATCCAGGGCAAATTCGAAAAATTCCAGAGTGATGCTGATAGTTATGTAAAGAGTGCCGAATCCTATGCGCATGGCAATACGGATTCAAGAGCAGGAGAAAATACAGACAATGCCCAGTATTATTCGGAGATTGCTAGAACAGAGAAGGAAGCTGCAGAGGATGCAAAAAAGGATGCTGCAGCAAGTGCAAACCTTGCGCAGCAGGCCGCGGAAAATGCCGGGTACATGTTTTTTTATATAGACGATACTGGGGAACTTGTGCTAGTGCGCACCAAGAATGTTGCAGAAGATATAAATTTCGAATTAAGAGGAGGAGACCTGTATGTCATCTACGGATGAAAAAATTGAATCGAGACTTGGAAAAGTAACTGCATATGGATACGCAGTACATGCAGGCTACCAGGGAACAGAAGCAGAATTCGAAGAGGAGCTGCTTAAAGCTGTTTCTACATTTGTAACGGATAAGACACTTACTGTGGAAGATAAGGCTGCGGACGCGAAGATTACCGGCGATGCAATTACTGAATTAAAAAATGATTTAACTAACATAGACGGGGTACTGTACCCGAGCGCTGATGTTGTGGTGGCATCCGTGCCGCCAACGGTACAGTCCTCCGCAAACACTTACTACCCAATTACTTTATTAAAATCTGGTAACTCCTACAGAATCGTCCTTGCCATTTCTGACGCAACACGGCTAAGCAATATCCGCACTTCTAAGGCCGAATCTGGAAGCGGCAACGTGGATTTGATTACGGATGATTTTGTTGGCGACTCATGGGCATTTGGGAAAACCGTAATTTATACACCATCGGTTGAGGGCATTGCTTATTTACAGGTGCAGTTTAACAGCGCATACCAAGGCGAAGCAACAGTATCAATTACTGTGTATGATTACACAAAAGAAACCACAACGGCGGTCGATGACCTCAGTGCCGTTGATGCAGAGTTAAAATCCGATGTAAATAACATCACGCCGGAAATATACCTTGAAGATGCGTATAACCTTTTAATGCCGAGCGGATATACATCTGGGAAAATTATTCAGCCATCAGGGGCAATCCGTGATTATGCAAATTGTGCACTATCGGATTACATTCCTATCGACCCGGCACAGGGTTATATTTGCAACTTTACAAAAACCGCCTCTGTTGTCAATGGCAACTCCGCTTTGACGGGAAACCTTAATCCGTTTGATAGAAACTCTTTTTGCTTCTTCGACAAGGACAAAAATGTTGTTCCGTATACTGGTAGCACATCGGCAATATCAAAGGCAATCCCGGAGAACGCAAGATACATCAGGGTCACGATTGACCCTGAGTCATTGTATCCGTTCGCCCGGCTGATTTATGGAAACTTCAACACACAGCCGATTGTAAGGATTTGCGATTACCATAAGCGCTTGAGAGATATTTATGCCGAAGCGAACACTGGGTTTGAATCGTTCAAAATGGTAATGTTTGGCGATTCAATCACGCACGGCTCGTTGTCTGTTGGTGATGATGGTGTATCCTATGTTGATTATGCTAACGATTATCTACACTCAGATATCTTGAATGTCGGATTCGGTGGCACACGAATGACCTATCCACTGACAGGCGCAGGGCTGTTCTGCTTTTACAATCTGATAGACTGCATTGTATCCGAAGATGCGAACGCATGGGCCGACCTGATCGATTATGCCACAAACGAGAACACAACATACCTTCCGCATCTTAATGCGCTTATGGCTGTTGACTGGGCAAAAATAAACGCAATCGGACTGATGTATGGGGCGAATGACTACGCAAGCAATACCCCTGTCGGTGACAGTTACAACGAGGACACTGCCAACTATGATGGAGCGTGTGCGTATGCGCTCAAGAAACTCCTTACAAAGTATCCACATTTGCAGGTACTGATAATGACACCGTTCGACAGGGAGATGACCGTGGGAGATGCGGCAACAATGACGGATGTGATGGCGAATTCGGCGGGATTGCTTATGTCTGATTATGCAAAATCCCTCGACAATGTGCAGTCGAGATTTCACTGTCCTGTTATCGATACCGGGAAGCTGTTTGGAATCAATGCACAGACGATCCTCACCTATGCGCCTGATGGCACACACCCAAGAGCAAACGTTGCACAAAAAAGACTCGGGTGGCTGTTTGCACAGGCTGTCAGGAACAATATCTCACCAATTAACTAACTTACTTTAAGTAAGGAGAATATTTGCAATGGTGATTGTTGGAATTGGCTGTTTTGCCGTAGGCTTCTTTTGCGGTGTATTGTTCAGAGCAATTCTGGACGAAGAGACATGATTAAAAGGGAACTTTAACTCAGCAATCCAAAATTGGTGACCTATAAAACACATTCCTTATTTTCTAAGATTACTGTGACAGTAGTCTGACAAAATAAGGAGTGTTTTTTATGCCATCAACTCTTAATAAATCAAATACATCATCAAATACATCATCGAGGACAAAGTCGAATACTCAGCAGCAGCAGGTCTCGCAGCAGTACGGCGGCAGCAACTCGACCACAAATCAGGCCCAGCAGGGCGGATCCTCGACCATATCCAGATCCCATACGGAAGGCGGATCTCATTCGGAATCCTATGGCAAGTCTGCAGCGACCGGAGCTGTCGATAAGTACACTCAGCAGCAGAGACAGCAGGCTTTAGCACAGTATTCCGAAGGCCAGAAAGTCCAGGATACATACGCGCGGCTGCAGGAGACGCTGAACGGCAGGCCAGGGGCCTTCCAGTCAACATTTACGGACCGGCTGAACAATATCTATGACCAGATTATGGGCCGCGAGAAGTTTAATTACAACTTCAATGCGGATCCGATGTATCAGCAATATAAGGACCAGTACACTTCAGCCGGCCGGAACGCGATGCGGGATACTATGGGCCAGGCATCTGCTTTGACCGGAGGCTACAGCAATTCGTATGCCCAGACTGCCGGCCAGCAGCAGTACCAGAACTATCTGCAGCAGCTGAACAATATACTGCCGGAGCTCCGGAACCAGGCATATCAGGAATATCAGAATGAAGGCCAGGAACTTCTGAACAGGTACAACATTACCAGTGATGCTTATAACAGGGACTACTCGCAATACAGAGACACTATAGGGGACTGGCAGTCAGACAGGTCCTTTAACCAGGGAGCATACCAGGATGAACGGAACTTTGACTGGAATCAGTACCAGGCGAATCGAAGCTTTTGGAATGATGAATACTGGAATGAGCGCAATGCGGAGCGGACGAACTGGCAGACAACCGATACCAGCAACTGGAGCGACACTGTATCAGAATCCAACACTTCTAACTGGAGCAATTCCCAGTCAGATACAGCGGCGACGAACTGGAGCGGATCAGCATCAAGATCCAACAGTACGACAGACAGCAGAACGAACAGCGCGACAAACAGCAACACAAACAGCTTTTCATATTCTGATTCTGACGGATCCGGAAGAAGCGGTAGCTCCGGAACATCTTCTGCAACATATGACTTCCAGTCTGTTGATGTACCGTACACGAACAATCAGTACAGACAGATTGACAATATCGAAGGCAAGGAAAACAGGAAGCAGAAGCTTATTGAATGGTATGCGGCGGATCCTACTCCGGAAAAGATGAGTCAGATCCAGAAGCTGGCGCGTGAATTTGGCATCACATTTACAAAGTAAGGAGACACTATGATATCAAGACTTGAGGCGCTTAATGCTCTGCGTAACGAACAGGGAAATCCTAGATATGCTGCGGTAGGACCTGACGCAGAATTCGATTACGAAGAGGAAAGACGCCGTAAGGCACAGGAAGAGCTGTACAATGCTCAGAAACAGTTCAGAAGTGAGGGGCGGGATCTGTATCACTATCATGCAGACCCCGCTCTTGATGCTTTGCATAATCCTTCCCAGGAATACAGGGATATGGTAAATGCCAGGACACGATATGAGCAGATACAGAATGAAATTCAAAATCCGCCGAAGATGAATGTAGGCGAAGAGCTGCAGTATGCATCGAATGTGGTAGGAGGCTTATCTCCGGAAGCGCAGGAAGGCCTGAAGAATCTTGCCCAGCTGCAGCAGGATGCTTACTCTGTGCCGTACTGGACCAGTGAATCTATCGATAATGTGACAAATTACGATGAGATGATGAGAAGGGCAAAGATTGGCCAGGACCTGAAGACTGCACGCGAAGAATTCAAGAAGAACAACAACCTGACCGACGAGCAACTGGATGGACTTCTGGATTTCCAGACGCGGCTGAACAATAAAGAAAGAAATGACCTCCTGAATAGCCAGGCAAGGGAAGCGGTAAGTACAGGCAGCAGAGCGAGCCAGATCGGAAATGCTGCCGCGCTGACAGGGCTGTCTATACTTACTTCTCCCTTCCGTGGCGGAGCAGCGCTTATTGAGAATGAAGCGCAGAAGAGGCTTGGCAGATCGAATCTTGGGACGGATATCTATGCTCCCGGATATGATATGCAGAACATGGCCAATGCTGCCAGGGGAGCGGTAGGAGAGAGGATTGAAAACAGCCGGCTGGGATCCGCGGGCCGCACAGTATATGAAGCAGGATTATCCAGCGCAGAATCTTTATATAGAGGAGCCATAGCTGCAGCTACAGGCATTGCTCCGGAAATCAGTACAGGCAGCAAGGCTCTGAATTTCGTCGCAAATAAGGGCCTTGGTGCTCTTGAAATGCTGCCTACTATTGGAGCGGACGCTTATGCCGGCGCTTATCAGAACGCAAGACAGAGAGGATTATCTGACGAAAATGCGCAGGCAACAGCTATCGCGTCCGGCCTTATTGAAGTGGGAACGGAAGTTTTCTCCCTGGATAATCTTTTTGATGTAGCAAAAGGTGGAAGCAGACTTCTCCGGAAGCCGCTCATGGCATTTATTAGCCAGAATCTCATCGAAGGATCCGAAGAATTTGCCTCTGAAGGCCTCAATGCATTTGCTGACTGGATGATTAACAAAGGCGAGTCAGAGTATAACCAGACAGTCAATGCTTACATGGCTGAAGGAATGTCAGAGCAGGACGCAAAGAGGAAGGCGACAGCAGATGTGCTGAAGGACGCTGTAGTCGCATTTGGTGGTGGCGCTCTTGCCGGCGCGATGGGCGGCGCTGGAGCTACTGCTGTAGGCCTTTACAATACAAATCGGCAGGCGCGGCAGATGTTTGATCAGAATACAGACTATGCAGAGCTCGCTGAATCTATCGATACTGACGAGGCAAATTACAAAAACAAATCTGCAGCAGACTCTGCTCAGCATGCAAAGGACCTGGCAGAAAAACTGAATCAGAAGAAAGCAAACGGTGAAAAGATTTCAAACCGTGAGCTGCGGGATCTCTATTGGTCCATGATGGACGCTGTAGAAACAGAATCAGAGGCGAGACAGGATAATACTGCAGCTGCTGCAGAACAGAATCCGGCTGAAACTGCCCAGAATCTTACAGATAATGTACAGGCTGCTCCGGAAGCTGCCACAAATGCTCCGGAAAATGCTCAAATTGCTACGGAAACTGCTCAGCCTGTTGCAGATCAGGCTGAAAATGCTTCAGATGGCCAGAATACGAATGAGAGTACACCACAGGTAACCGCAGAAGATATTAAGGTGCCGGAAAAATACAAAGTATCGCGGGCGGATAGACAAGCTACTTACAAAAGGATTAGTAGCGCACAGACTATTGATGAAATGGCTGCAGCGCTGCAGGAAGTGCAGGAAACCGGTGACCAGGAAGCCATAAGAGAAGCACAAAGCCATTTTGATGTGTTTTCAGGGAGGATGGCAAAAGAACTGAATCTTACTGATGCACAGATTAATGATGCTAAAGAGAAACCGCAGACGAGGACTTCTGCTTATGTGGCTGGATACAAAGGGCTGCAGGTAGCAGGGCTGTCTCCGGAACTGCAGGAAGCATATAACGAAGGTAAGATAGCAGCCGCAGAAGGACCGAAGGCACAGGCATCCGAAAAGCGGATGCTTAATAACTATGCGCAGAATTATGCGACAGTAGGAGAACGAAAGGCGTTTTTGGAGACTTATAAGCCGGGATCCATCGTGGAACGCCATAGGATTGCATTTGACACTGCATATGATGCGGGGCGTCAGGTGCCGGTCACGCAGAAAGGGATTGATGCAGAGGCTGCATATAACAATGCTTGGCAGAAACTGTCTACTGGTCATCCGGAATATGCAAGATTGCTTGGAGAGGATACAGTCCGCAGCATGTTTGACGCTGGTATTCAGCAGTCAATGGAAGATGCTCAGACAGAGATGGTCAGGAGCCAGAGATCTAAGCTGTATAAGAAAGGGACCGGAAAGTTTGAGGACCTCAGGACCAACAATACCTCGGACATTGATACCAGGGCATTGAGCGCAATTACTTCCATTCTGAACATTGATACAGAGCTTAGAGACGATCTCCCGGAAAATGTTAACGGATATTATGACGAGCACAATTCAAAAATTGTTCTCAATGCAAACTCTGGCAATGTTATGACAACATTCAGCCATGAGTTATTTGAGTTCGCAAATAGATTCAATACGGATGAATTTAAACCGATCATTCAGGACTTCATGAATGCGCTCCGCGATATCCATGGAGACGAAGAGTATCAGGCGATTAGATCTGCTTATCAGGATGCATATTCATTTGAATTTGAACGTGGCACAAAGACACTGCAGGACCTTGACAAGGAAATAGCAGCTGACCATTTCTTCAGTGTGCTTTATGAAGATGATGGTATAGAAAAGTTATTTGCAGAGATTGATAAGAATCACTCTGCAGAAGAGGCAAAAACACTGAAGGAAAAAGTGCTTGACCTCATTAATGCGATTGTAGACAAGTTTAGAGAGATGATACTGGGAGAGGACCTGTCTTCTTCTCAGCGGAAAGCAATTGAGGCCGGCCTCGGAAATCTCTATGATTTGCAGGATAGATGCGCGAAAGCTGTAGCAAAAGCTGTCACAGAATATGAGCAGGCGCCAGTAGTAGAGGACATTAAGGAAGGATTAGGAAAAGGATCCAAGGCCGTTATTGGAGATGATGGATCTCTTCAGCTGGTGGAAAGCGCTGATGGCAGTACCATTGTTGTTAACGTTGCATCGATGGGCGTTAGAAATTCCATGAAGACGATGGAAACCACACAGCGCGCTCTGGAGAAAGCACTGAGGGATCGCAAATTCAGCGAAGATGAAATACAAACGGCGATAGATACAATTAATAACCAAGCAGATTATATGGCATATATATCTGCTGGATATAAGGAAATGCAGGATTCTCTGGACACGGATGTTATAAAAGATATCCATGGCAGAAAACATGTGCTGATGTCGCTTCTGAAAAACGGAGAATATCCTGTAAACATCGATTTTTCGACGATTTGCAAAAAGCGCCAGTCATATATGAGAGTGCTTACAGACCTCATTAATGATGGAACATTCTCTACAACCGAATTCGGCCCGGAAGCAATAGCAGAAGTAAATAATGTTCTTAGGGATAAAGGCTATGAGACCGCATGCCTTGGATGCTTCGTCGAATCAAGAAGACTTAATATCCAGAAATGGGCGGAGTCGTTTGTTGAGGCATGGAATAGACAGGTAGATAAGAGGCTTAAGGTAGCAGAAGCAGAATCATTTGGGTTTGGTAGAAATGGAAGGGGAAACACAAGTCTGACGCCGCAGACTATTCAGCAGCTGGATGAGGAATTCAAGAAGGCGGGCAAGACGAATGATAAAGGAAATCTTAATCTGGGCCAGGGGAAAGTAGAAGACAAGATGGGAAGGCTGCTTGATAAAATGCCTTCACTTGCCAAGAAGCTGGAAGTGGGAGACCTTATAAAGCCGGATGCTGTAGCTAATCTGAGAGCGACAAATGGCAATCTTTATTCATTAATTCAGCAGTGGTATGGGTCGAATACGCCAAAAATCAATCAGGATTTCAATCCTTATAATGGTGAGATATCAGCCCTTACATATGCATTCATGAAGAAAGCAGGGGAAACTCTGCCCAAGGGACAGAAATACAGGACCTGGGCAAAGCAGCAGCTGATCAGAGAAAATAGTAGTGTCAAAGGATATGAGCCGAGTAAACAGCAAATTGAAGACAGAGCTCTTCAAAAGTATCTTTACGATATTGGGGGAGCGAGACTGCAGTCGTTTTCCGATTTCCTGATTGAAAATACGCTCGATTATTTCCAGATGGTAGGGGACCTGTATGCAAGACGATTCCCCATGCATGCATATAGCAAGGAAATATCTTTTGCAAGGATATTTGGCATGACAGGCATGAAAGTGAATATGTCTCTAATTCCTGTTGTGAACAAAAGTGCGAGCAAAGAAATGGCTGGTCTTAATCCAGACGGAACATATGCCGGGTGGGGAGACCTTGAACATCACATCATGATGTATGGGAAAAGCTTTATCCAGTCTATTGGATTTAAGGATGCAATAGCACTGCAGATGGATCCGAGATACTCATCAAATGTAGGAACTATAGCAATAGGTGTTTCGGATGCACATATCCGGAAGATGCTTAATGATGAATTAATAAGGATGGTCATTCCTTATCACTCATCAGGAATGAATCCGGCCTTTGCAAAAAGGATGGACATCGATTATTACACTGATTACACCGACTTCCAGAATACTAAAGTAAAGCAGTTCTACGACCTTGATGGGAATCCTGTCGATAGTCTTGGATCTAAAGACAAGATAAAGTATGACATGGAGTACAACTATAATGAGGCGGCCCAGAGGCTCGGAGACGCAAGGAAAGCCGCTAATGAATATATAGATTGGTGTGCTCAGCAGCACAACGTATATTCAAATGGCAAGAAGGTAGGTACCGTCACATATACTCCTAAGTTTGAACGATTTACAACAGGAGAAGGTAGCGAGAATTATTATAAACTCCTAGAAGATTTCAATATGTACGATTCTGTAACCGGAGAACCGGCAATGCAGAAAGCTGTTGAAATGAGATATCCGGACTCGCAGAATGCATTAACTCCGGAACAGCTGCAGGCATATGAGGACCGGCTTAGAGGATCTGGCGTATTTTCTGAGGCGGATATAAAGAAATATGCAGATAAAGTTAGGATGACGACGCAGGAGCTGATAAAAAAAGAAGCGGAAGGGAGGAACCTGTACCGCAGAGACGCAGATAAGAAATATGCTGAGACATATAAAGCAATAACAGACGAGCTCAAAAATTTCAGACGGAAATCAGAGGGAGCAGAAATATCGAGAGTGATGGATTCTGGAGATGATCTCCGCAAATCGGTAAAAGTTTCAGATCCAGGAATATTACAAATGCTTAATAATCAGGAACACATTACCACATATAGATCATTCCAGGTAATCGATGGGGGCCTTTATGCTCCTATGGCATCAATGGATTATGAAGTAGATGAGAAAGGGCATAAAAAAGAAAAGAAGCTCGGATATAGGTCTGAAATTGGTCAATGGGAGCAAGCAACAGAGGCGATAAATGTAGCAAGGACCAATTTCGCAAACGGAAAGAAAGCTAAAGACAAGATCACAGGACTTGAGTACGCGAAATTCGACTTGGAAGGCGGAGACAATCAGACCGGAGGAGTTGCATATAATCCATATCTGCATTCATCGAACGTAGTGCTGAATGATCAATTTGCGGCTGCATACAGGAGAAATCTTGTTGTTGTTGAATGTGTTGTCCCGGCGAGTGAGCTTACCAGCGGATATCATGCAGAGCTTGCAAAAGACCCAACAGGATGGCGAGAATGGAAGTCTGGAGCCGTGGCCGGCGAAATTGCAAAACAGAAAGAAGGATTTGAAAGACAGGTGTTCTTGTCGCGCTGGATGAAGCCGGTACGGATACTTAGCGATTCTGAAGTAGCTGCACTCTATAAGGAATATCTTGCTGGAACAAACGGAATAAAAGTGCCATGGAATGTAGTTACACCTTCCTTACGGCATGAACTGGAAAAGCAGGGGGTTCAGATAGACTACAGCGATAGAAAGTTTGGATCAACCACAAGATCTTTCGCGGATGCGTTTCCTAATGAGTCAGATAAGATAGATGGGTATGCGCGATTTTCTGTAAAAACTGATTCTAAAAAAAGAAAACTTTCAATAGGGCAGCAGGAGTATTTTAAAAATAGCAAGATCCGAGATGATAATGGAGATCTGAAAGTTCTGTATCATGGGACAGAAAATGATTTTACTGTGTTCGACTTTTCCCAGGGGGGCAAAAACGGTACTGCAGAAGGATTCGGCATATACCTTACCGACAATCCAGAAGTATCTCAAAGCTATGGAGGGAGGATCATCGAAGGATATGCAAATATTACTAAACCGGCATACGCTGATAAGAGGACACTTAAAAGAAACGACCTTATAAAGCTAATCAGAGAAACGATTAATGTTCAGGCCAAAGAAATGGCCGAAGATTATGACGGAGATATTGAAGAGGCTAAAAGAGATACCTGGATCAGCAACTATGTTTATACATATGATAAAGGGATAGCTGAGTCTATTAGTGAAGTAGCGGATAGCATACTGAATATGAATGATAATGATATGGACATCATTCAGGAAGTAATGACAGGAAGGGGAATAAGGAATTATCCAGAAGCTGAAGAATTCTATGATTTGTTAACCAGAACAACAGGCATTGATGGATTTGTAACCAACTGGAAAAATAGAGAAACTGGCGCGGACTCTCAGATCGTATTAGCATTTAGATCTAATCAGATCAAAAATGCAGACAACGAAAACCCTACAGAGGATCCTGATATCAGGTTTTCAATTAATGGTCAGGAAAACGGATTCGATTTCGGAGGAGACAACAAAGTCCGCAACGAAGGCGCCAAGATTCTTGAGCTGGGAGCTGAGGCACTGAAGAATCAGGAGGTTGACCGGAAGACTGTAAGAAAGATCGCATCAGACCTTAGAGCAAGATATGGATCCAGGTATAATCTCACTGCGTTCACTGACAATATGGAGCGTGTATTCGCGTACGCCCAATCCGGAGACTTTGTAAATTATCGTGATTTGATGAAAGTCCTGGAAGAAGTGGCAAGGCCTGTGATAGAAGAGGCCGGCGAGCTGGTAGGTCAGGAACGTTATGATGAATTCATGGGCGCCATGAAGGGGTATACCATTGCACTTACACCGAATCAGAAGGAAGAAGTGATAAGTACATTCGGATCCTATCAGAACTTCAGAAACGCCATGGGCGGGATCCGGATCGCAAATAATGGTACAAGCCTCGATTCGATCTGGGACGAGATCTGCGATAGAGTGCCGGGCCTTGAAAGGGATACTGTAGAAGGTGATCAGCCGGAAGCACTTTATGACATGCTGCAGGCTATGAAGCCTACAGTGAAAAACGGTTACGGCATGGACATGGAAGAGGCCGCCAGGGACCTGTCACTGCAGATCGTCGAAAAGTATTACGAAGAAGCCGGCAAGAAGAACAGTAAAGTTGCTGCAGCTGCCGAGCAGATGAAGAAGCAGAATGAAGAATACAGAAAGGACCTGAAGGAAACTTATCTGAAGCGCATCAACGAAGCAAAACAGGCCATGGGAGCTCACTATGATAAAGAAACTGCACAGCTCCGGGCAAGGCTGAAGAAGAGAGCACAGGATGCAAAAGCCAGGAGAGAACAGTCAGAGCAGGTAAGAATTATCCGTAAAGAGGCGGGAGAGCTACTGAACTGGGCAGCAAATCCGAATAAAGAGCATCATGTAATGAATTCAATGCTGGAGCCGGTCATGGATCTGCTGAGCGCCATGGATTTTGCTACTCCTAAGATTGAGCGCACGTCCATTGGATACCAGACAAGAGTCTGGGATCCGGCGCTCCATAGGTTCCAGACGATTGATGGGAATACCTATACGGAAGTCCAGGAAAAAGTGATCCAGGCAATCCAGCAGGGAAGCGGATCCGCAGCACAGCGCAGGTGGTCTGACAAAATGGCTGCAATCCAGGATATCTATACCAAGGTGCAAAAGGGAGAATCTTTTGACCATAGAGATATGGACGACCTGGTTAGGACTATCTCTCCTGCTCTTGGCGAGGAGCTAAAAGATGTACTGGACAGGAATAGAGATGTGGTCCAGCTTTCAGACCTGGAAGTAGAGGACCTGAAAGTTATTAAGGATGTAATCCGGAACGTCAAGCATGCAGTCGAGTATGCAAATAAGGCATTTACCGAAAATGTAGATCTTATAAATACTGCGCAGAAGACCATCAGAAATGGGCTTGATGCAAAGAATTCGAGGGCTGAGAGATCCAGGATGGGCAACAGGATTGTAGACTTTACCATGCTGGACATGGCAACTCCGGAAACGTATTTCGATCTTGCAGGAACTCCGGAAGTCTACCAGATCCTGCGGCAGCAGGGTCTGAACAAGAAGATCCACAACGTCCGTCAGATATCGGAAGCGATGGAAGATATTATGAAGGGCGTTAAGCCGGAAGACGTCAAGAAATGGAGAGGAACAGAGGAAACAATACATACATTTAAGCTGCTGGAAGGCACCATTAAAATGAGCGATGCTCAGATTATGTCGCTGTATGAGCTCAATAAGCGGCAGCAGGCAAAGCTGCACCAGCCTGGTGGCATTACAATCGACACGCTTGAAATCGGTAAGGGCTTGAAAAAGATCCAGCATAAGCAGTCAAAGGCAGTCCATCTTTCGGAAGCAGATATAAAGCATATTACATCGGCTCTGACGCCGGAGCAGATCCGGATAGCAGATGCAATGCAGCAGTATATGGCCAACGAATGCGCGAAGATGGGAAATGATGCCACAATGAAGATGTGGGGATACGAATTATTTACGGATCCTAACTATTTCCCCATCCGAGTAGATGATAACTCGATCAGCATGCAGTCCAGGGCTGATGTGGGAGTGACAAATGCCATTGCCAATATGGGATTTACAAAGAGAGTAAATGCCAAGGCCAGAAATGCGGTAGTTGTCCAGGATATCTTTAGTGTATTTGCAAAGCACACTGCAGATATGGCCACATATAATGCTTATGCTCCGGCCATCGCTGATGCGCTGCGCTGGTATAACTACAAAGAGACTACATCGAGCAATAACGTAGACATTACATACAGCGTCCAGAACGCGCTGCAGAAGATGCTGGGAGACAAAGGTAAACAGTATTTCGAGCAGCTCATAACGGACCTTAACGAAAAGGAGAGGAGCTCTTATATAGCAACTCCGTTTGAAGGCCTGATATCCAATTATAAGGTTGCTGCCATTGCAGCAAACGCCAGAGTTGTTATCCAGCAGCCTACAGCAATCGTAAGAGCATCTAATGTAATTGATCCGAAGTACCTGACTGGAGGATTAAGTGCGCTTGGCAACCTGAAAGGCGCCGCCGAGCGGATGAAAGAATCATCGGATATCGCTTGGTGGAAGTCCCAGGGATATTATGAGTCTGATATCGGACCGAGCATGGAGCGGCTGATAACCGGACAGAGCACAGTTAAGGAGACGTTGCAGGATAAGGCTCTCGCGGCAGCAGGCGCTGCGGATGATATAACATGGTCGGTAATATATCGCGCTGTTGAGCTTGAGACGCAGGATAAATTCAAGGAAAAGGGCAAGAGCATAGACAGCGAAGCATATAAAAAAGAGGTAAGCAGAAGATTTGATGATGTAATCGATCAGACGCAGGTAGTAGATGCGACTTTGCTTAGAAGCCAGTATATGCGCTCGAAAGATGCTCTGAACAAGCTCAATGCCTCATTCATGGCGGAACCGACGAAATCCTATAACATGCTTATGAAGGCATGGGTGAACGCTGCAAGGCATGCACAAGGGTCCGGAGCCAGAAAGTATGTTAATGCGGCAGCATCGAAAGCTTTCATGAAAGCGGCAGCAACGTTTGTGGCGACAGGAGCTGTTAATGCAGCGGCCCAGGCAGTTCTGGACGCGCTGCGCGGCGCCGGCAAAGAGGATGATAAATACGGAACGAGATATATCAATGCCTATGTTGATAACATCAAAGAAAACGTTAATCCTCTGCTCCTCCTGCCGTGGGTAAAGGATGCTGCGGATATCCTGATATCCGGAGTGGAAGGCATTATCAGCGGAGAGGGATCTTACAGCGGGAGCACTACAGGACGCATGGATCTGGATGCATTGTCGAGCTTCATGACAGCGATCCAGGGAACGGTCAAATATGCTAAAGGCCAGGGCAAGAAAACTCTTTATGGCGTTATCAATACGGATGTTAGAGCATTGTCACAGCTTACCGGAATTCCTGCTTATAACTTGATGCGGGATATGACAGCGATATATAACCAAACCAGGGAAAGCTTTACAGGCCTCCCGGACCTGTTCGAGACGTCAACAGATAACGTCAAGAAAAAGGCAAAGAGTGGTGTGTTCACTGCGATTGATGCCGGTGGAGATTATAAAGCGGCTATAAAGTCCGCAACAGATAAAGGAGTCTCGCTGGATACAATCGAAAAGAACATAACAACACAGTATAAGCCGCAATATCTGGAGCTCCTGAAGTCGAGCCCTTCAGAAGCGGCCAAGCTGGAAAACAGACTGATGATAGTCTATGAGTACATAGACAAACAGCAGGGCCAGAAATCTAAGACAGATAGAAACAGAGTCAAGAACTGGGCTAAATAATCAGAGAAATAGGTGACCTATAAACGGCCACCTATTTTTTTTACAATTTCTTCAAGGAAAGGAGATGGAGATGGTCATTACATATACGATGGTCATTGACTTTGCGAGACCGTATAAAACAAACACGTTGCTCGTTATGAAAGACGACGCAAACAGCCGGAAGATCCGATTTATACTGATGGATAACGGCAAGCCTTTTGATACTTCCGACGTCATGCAGGTACTGGTCAAGGCGATTAAGCCTGATGGGGCAATTGTCTCCGGAGTTGCGGACGTATCAGTTGATGAGGATGAAAATCCCATTAATGAAATTACATATCTAATTCCAGACTCGCTGACAAATATCACCGGCAAATCTACAATGACACTTACTTTGACCGGAGGAGATGGTGAGCAGCTGTCAACATTCGAATTTTACTTAAATGTCAGAAATGAACTTTACAATGAAGACGATCTGGTGGACGAGGATGAT